TGGAGGACATTGAGAAATCCCTCACCTCCGGGGCTGACTGGTCGTTGATCAATGTTGATGCATTGAAGTGGGCGCGGCAATATGTGGGGAATAAAATCAAGGATATTACTGAGACAACGCGCTCATCGGTGCGGGAGGCAGTAAGCTCGTGGATTGAGACCGGGGCAGAGTTGCCAGACCTGGTGAAGGTTCTGGAGCCTACGTTTGGCCGCAGCCGGGCGGAGATGATCGCCGCGACGGAGGTCACTGACGCATTCGCTGAGGCAAATGATCTGGCCTGGCGGGGAATCGGGCTGCCGCCAGCAGCGTTCAAGCCATCTGCTCACCCACGCTGTCGGTGCTACCTGCGGCCGGTGCGGCTGCCGAACGGCGAGTGGGTAGTCGTTTGGTCTACTGTCAAAGACGAGCTGGTGTGCAGAAGGCCCATTGAAACGCCCTGGGGGCGGGTGGATGGGTGTTCTGCTTTGCAGGATGTGATTGTCTCCGAGGGAGATTATCTCGGCCGTCCGCTGCGAGAGGTGCTGCGAGAGGTACGGGAGCAGAAACGTGGTAACCATCAAGGAAATTGAGGGCCTGAATGAATTGATGGAGGCATTTGCCAATTTCCCGGCAATCGCGGCGGGGGAGGTCAGCAAGGCTGTGGAGAAAGCCCTAATGCTCCTACAGGGAGCGGCGGCTGATTATCCGCCGGAACCGCCCGGCAGCACCTACCGGCGCACAGGGACGCTGGGACGCTTGTGGACCTCGGCGAAGCGGGTGGTGGAGCAGGAGAGGAGCGGGGCATTCGTGGTGGGGCGGGTGGACAATGCCGCGCCCTACGGGCCTTATGTGCAGGATCCCCAGGAACAGGCTCCAGTACATCGGGGGCGCTGGAAGACGACGGATCAGATTGTGCGAGAGCACCAGGCGGAGGTTGATGACATTCTGGCGGAGGCTGGGGCGCGGATGGTGCAACAGGTGGCGGAGGCAGTGGAATGAATGACGATTTCTTGTTCGCCGAGTTTGCAGAGGGGAAGCCGGTTGAGGTGCTACGGGTAGGCGATTTTGTTGACCGGCATGGACGGCGGGTCAGGATACGCGAGGAGGACCTGGATAGCTTCGTGGCCACCTTCGAGGCGGGGGAAGCTGGTCAGGAAATTCCGGTGGATGTGGACCACGAGAAATCGGAAGCGGCCGGGTGGGTGCGACGGCTGTGGAAGGAGGGCTCGAAGCTGCTGGCCGAGATAGATTGGAACGATCTGGGCCGCAAACTGGTCGGAGAGCGAATTTATCGCTACCTCTCGGCATCAATTGACCTGCAGCGCAAGGTGCTCAGATCGGTTTCCCTGGTGAATTTCCCGGCGGTGAAGGGCCTCAAGCCGGTGGAGTTGAGCGAGGGGATTTACACATTCCAAAGTTCAAGTTTGCTGGCCCGGGTCGTTGCGGCGGTGGTTGAGGCGTTCATGGGCGCGGGGGAGGAGGAGCCAGAAGAAGCGGAAGAGGCAGAGTTCGTCATCCGCAAGGAGGATGAGGAGATCGTTCTGTACTCATCAGATGGCTCAAAGGTGCTGGGCCGCTTCCCCTTCGGCCCGGGGCAGAAGTATGCTAACGAGGAAGAGGCCCGAGCGGCAGCGCTGAGGCGGGAGCGACAGATTCAATGGTTCAAGCATCGGGAAGGAGGGGCTATGGATCAAGATTGGGCGGAGTTGCAGGGCAACATTCAGAGTATTATTTCCGCTTGGCCGAAATGGGCTGGCTCGTTTACCCGCTGCGTGCAGGTGCTGCGCGGGAAGCCGGGCATCTCCAATGAAAAAGCGCTGTGCGCCTGGCTGCACAAGCAGGCGGAGGGGATATGGCCCGCTGAGGGAAGCGAATATTCGCCAACTTTGGCGGAGTTGGAAGCGGTGGTGGAGGCTCTGGTGCCCATCATCGCTGAGTTAAATCATCAGGAGGTGGAACAAATGGACGAAAAGCAGTTGGCAGAACTGCGGGAGCAGATTCGGCAGGAGATCCTGGCTGAGATGGAACAGCAGGAAAAGACCCTGGCGGAACTGCGGGAGCAGGTGCGGACCGAGGTCGAGGCTGAGCTTCAGGAACGGTTCGAGCGGCGTCGGGAGCTGATTGAGTTCGCCGAGGAGCTCTGCAGCGGTGAGGCCGGATTATCGGCCAAGCCTGACGATGTTGTGGCTTTCCTGGAGACGCTGGAAGGCGATCAGCTTGATCAGGCCAAAGCACTGCTCAAAGCGAAGGTGGTGGATTTCTCGGAGCGTGGTTCGACTGGCCGGGGTCAGGACAACAAGAAGAAACTGCCCGGCGCAGCTCGCACGGATGTGCTGTCTGGAGAGCTGACTGTGGCGGATTTATTCTCCGTTGGCGTCCTGCCAGGCGTGCCGGATGACTACGATCTGAGCGAATTCTCTGCTGAACAAAAGGGCTTCTAGCCCTACACGAATTGGAGAGGAGGTAATAAGATGGCTCTCAGTGCCAACAAGACACGTCCCCACAAAGGCGAGGTCGAGTATCAGCAATATGGCTGTGTGGGGTACACCGCGTATCAATCAGGGAACACGGAATATACCATCTACAAAGGCAGCATCGTCTTCATGGACGTCTCTGATGTGGATGGATACGCGCAGAAGTTGCTTGACACCAGCTCTGTGGCTGCGGCCAGCGGCGATGTGTTCCTGGGCATTGCCTGCGAGAAGGTGGAGGTCACCAGCGACGATACTGGCAATGGGGACAAAAAGGTCAAGGTCGCTATCAGCGGTCTCTGGGGCTTTCCGGTGGGAAGCCTGACGGTGACCGATATTGGCGCGCCGGCGTATGCCTCGGATGATGGTACAGTGACCACGACCAGCACCAACAATCTGTGGATCGGCACCATTGTCAACGTGGACAGCGATTACGTCTGGGTGAACATTGGCCACGCGGCCGGGCGGACCAACTCGGCTACATGATCTGACTTCAAGGAGGTAAACATGGCTATCTTTCGAGAGGATGTAGCCGCACATCTGGAATACGGGATCAAAACCGGGTTCCTGAAGGGGCAGAAAACGTATACCCCCGTGCGGCAACTGATTGCACAAGAGGCGACCAGTGAGGGGAAACAGGAAGACTATGCTGACCTGGGTGCAGTGCCTATGCCAGTGGAGTACGCCGATATGGTACAGGTGCGTGGTACGCATGAGGTCTCCCTGACCATCACCAACAAAGATTGGGAGGTGACCATCGGCATCACTCACAACGCCATCAACGACAACCGGGTGGGCAACTTGGAGACCTGGGCGCGCCAAGCGGGGCGCAACTTCGAGAAGCACATGGACAAGCTGGTCTTCCTGGCACTGAACGCCGGGGATGGCACGACCTACGGCAAGTGCTACGACGGTTTGAGCCTGTTCAACGACTCGCACTATGATCCAGGCGCGGAGTACACGACGACCCAGGACAACAAGTACGCGCTGACGCTATCGCTGGACAACTTCGAGACGGTGAAAGTGGCGGCAGCACGCTTCAAGGACGGCCGGGGTGAGTACGTAGGCTACGATCACGACCTGCTGATCGTCCCGCCGGACCTGGAGCGGATCGCCGCGCAGATCACGGGCAACGAATATGCCTACGACACAGCCAACCGGGAGATCAACCCCTACAACGGCAAGGTGCGGCAGCACGTGGTTCCGTGGTTGGACACCACTGCCTGGTTCTTGGTGGCCAGCGGTGAGATCGTCAAGCCAATCATCTTCCAACTCCGCCAGGCTCCAAAGTTGAGCATCTGGGATGATGAGAAGGCGGCGGAGGGCGGCGTGCGCTTCTTCAAGTTCCATGCCCGCTATTATGTGGGCTACGGCGATTGGCGCACTGCTGTGATGGGCAACACCTAAACCGAACGAGGAGGAAGGCTATGAATAGGAACTTCATCTGGGGGATGGTGGTAGGTATTGCTATCCTGGCGGTGGTTGTCGGGCTACTGTGGATGATGTCTGCGTCCAAATCAGATGAGGTGGTGACCATTCAGGCACTATCAGGTGGGATGACTACCCTCTCTGGGTTGACGATCAGCGGCAGCAACACTGATGAGCTGGTCGTTGATCAGACTGGGACGGGAGACATCGTGGAGCTCAGGGACGACGGCACTGCGGTGGTTCGCGTGCCCGATGGCGGTGGTGTGACACTGTTGGATGGGGATCTGGTCGTAGCGGATGACCTGCGGATTGCAACACAAACTGCAATCACAGTGACTGACGGGAACCCGTTCACGCCGACCGGCACATATCAGGCCATCGCAGCGGCGTCGGAGGTAACGCCGACGATCACTGTGGGCAGCACTGGCGATGTGTTAGTGCTAATCAATACCAGCGCACAGACGGTTAACATCGCTGATACCAGCATGGCGAAGTTGAGCGCCGCCGCTGCTCTAGGACAGTATGATGCCCTGATCCTATGGTGCGACGGTACTAACTGGATCGAGATCAGCCGTAGCGACAATTGAGAGGTCATACGGACGGGAGGGAGTGTACATTACCTCCTATCCGTTGGCCGAGGAGATGAACGATGGGGAAGCTTTATCGTGTGACGGTGACGCCCAGTTACCGATGGTCTGAGGTACAGGTTGCTGGTCATCCGTTCTCGAAGCACGCGGTCACTGAGCTCAATGAAGATACGATCACTGATGAGATTCTCCGCTCCCCCCTGCTGGAGGTAGAGGTGGTGGAGCCGGCGCCGGCGACAGCGCCAGAGCAGCCGAAACGCAAACGGCGCAAGAACAAGAAGAGGTGAACGATGGCAGTGAGAACGACTAAGATCGCAATCACTACTACGGGGAGTGATGGTTCGGCCTCGGGCACTGGGTATAGCTCGAAACCAGTCAGCGGTGAGCTATATGCAATCTACGTGGACTGGCACGCTTCGGCCCCCGCCACCTCAGACATCACCATCACCGTGGAAAGCGACGATGACCATCCGGCGATCACGCTTTACAGCAAATCGGACAGCGCGACTGACGCTTGGGTCTATCCGGTTGTGCAGTGCACTGACACGGGCGGGACGGCGGTGTCTGGCAAGTATCAGCACTTGCTGGTTAGCGGGCGCATCAAGGTGACTGTGGCGCAGTCCAATGCGCTGTCGCCAGCCGTAACCGTCTACGTTTTCCTGAAGGAGTGAACGGTGGCCATCGGAGCGAATTCCTATGGCAGCGTGACAGAGGTGGCTGCGCTGGTGCCTATGTACGTCTCCGGTGGAGAATTCACTACAGGCACCAGACCCACACTGGCCCAGGTTGAGACGTTTATTGATCGGGTGAGTGGGATCGTGAACGTCCTGCTGGCCGAGGCGGGGTTCGAGATCCCCGTATCCCAGGCCGATGCCAAGCTGGCACTGGATGAGTTTGTCGTGGCGCAGGTAGTAGAGCTGTGCCACGCGGCCAACGGGGCCGGCCCCTACGCGCCGGGCTCCGAAGAGATGCGAGCGGGATCTCCTTTTCGCATGATCACGAAAGAGGCGGCGGAATTCATCAAAGCGCACGCTGATGGCCTGGAGGCGCTGGGGGCCAGCCGGGAGAGGCATCTCTCCTACGGGCTGTCCTGCCGTACCGAGGATGATTCTGGGGATGAGCTCTATCCCATGTTCCAACGCAAAATGATGGGGCACGAGGTGATTGACTGGGACGAGGATGATTGATGAGTGATTCGGCGATCCAGAGCGCGTTGCAGACGATCATCCAGGCCCTGGGTTCGTTCGACGATGCGGATGTGACCCTGGGGGATTTCCAGGTGCTGGGACGCGGCTCGCCGCCCTATGCCATCATCGTGCCTGGCGGGTTCCGGGCGCACCGCGCCGGGGATTGGAGCCAGGTCACGTACGAATGGACGCACTACGTGGAGGTGTGGGAGCGATTCAACAGCGATGATCTCTCCAACATCGTCACGGCCCGGCAGGCAGTAGTAGACCAGCTCAACAGCTATCCATCGCTGAATGGATTGAGCGGGATAGCTCAGGCCACAGTTACGGATAGCGGTGATCTGATCTATCTGTGGTACAAAGGTCAGGGGCGGGATACACAGCCTGCTTTCGTTGGCTTCCGTCTCACAGTGAGTACAGTCGAGGAGGTAATGTATGCCGGAAGTGGAGAGTTCACGTAGAATTGTCTACACGTATGTAGGCGATGGAGGCTACATCGTAGGGGTCCCGGCGCGGGATCTGACCGAGAGTGATCTCCAGGAGATCGAACGGCGGGAGGGGATCACCCCGGCGATGCTCGAAATGTCTGGGCTCTATAAGAGGCCCTATAAGAGACAGAAACATATAGCAGGAGGAAACGATGGCAGGACTAAAGGCGTTTCGACGGATTCAGGCCGGACGGGAGGCGACGCCCGGCACAGCGGTAGCAGCGACTGAGATCCTGTTTGGTACGCTCACCACGTTCGAGAGTGGGGAGGTGCTCTATCAGCCGGACGAGGATCGAAACTCGCTGGCCAGGCACATGGCCGATGACCTGTTCGTTGGCAAGGAGGCCAAGCTGGTCTGGACTGGCGATCTCAATTTCCGCCACATCATTTGGGCGCTGGCCATGGCGCTCTGTGGCAACATCACTCCTACCCAGCCTGATGCGACGAATCAACCCAATGCCTATCTCTGGACGTTCACGCCAGCGTTGACGGCGGCGAATACACCGGATCAGACTGATGGCATTGATACGTTCACGTTCGAGTACGGCGACGATGTACAGGCGTATGAAGCTGAATACTGCTTCGCCACGCGGCTGCAGATTTCGGGTGCGACCAACGAGGTGTGTAAATTCACTCTGGACATCACTGCCCGGCAGCAGAGCGATACTACGTTCACGGGCGGGCTCTCAGCGCAGAGCGTGCAGCGTGCGCCATTCAATCTGGCCAAGTTCTATATTGACACGAGCGGGGCCAACATTGGGAATACGCAGAAGACCGGTCTGTTGCGGGCGTTCACCTGGACGCTGGATACCAAGTTTAAGGCGTTTTACACAGCGGATGGGAATCTGTACTTCTCGTCCGTGGTCGAGGACAAGAAAGCGCCAGAGTTACAGCTCACCTACGCCTGGGGCTCCGATGCGGACGCGGAGCGCACCAAGTACGAGGATCGTACCACGGCGTTTGTGCGCATTGCGTTGTATGGGACGGATGAATTGGACAGTGGGCAGTCCAACCCGCCGTACCTGTATCTGGACCAGGCCATTCGCTATCGCTCATGGCCAACCCTGGGCGTGCAAGATGGGCGGAGCACAGTGCAGGTGGTGGCTGATGCGGTGTATGATGCAACTTGGGCCAAGATGTTTGAGGCTGCGGTACTGACTGATTTGAGCGATTTCCCAACATAACATAGGGGCTGAAGGGAGGGAACCAGAACCATGAGGAGTCACTTTGTCACGAAGGCGGACCACAAGACCATCCGAGCTGAGTGGTGGGACGAAGATGAGCACGTAGTCATCCGCAAGTTTTCCTACGGCGACCGGCAGGCCCTGGCCAATGAGACGGTCAAGGTGGGCATGACTGGGCAATCTGGGCAGGAAAAGATGATCACTGACGTACAGATCGGGCGCATGAACCTGGCCATTTTGCAGAGAGGCATTGTTTCCTGGACGCTGAAGGGACCGGATGGTAAGATCGCCCAGTTGAATCAGCAAATGATCGAGGCGCTCAATGAGGAGGACGCTGAGTTCATTTTGGCTGCGATCAACACTCTGAACCCACGGAGGCGGCGCACAGCCGAAGAGCAGGCCAACTTTCGAGGCGCTGGTGGAGATGGCTCTGCGAGAGGGGAGTCCTCTGCCGCCTGAGCTCACGGACATCATCATCTGTGAGCAGATGGGATGGTCGTGGCATGAATTGATGGCCACGCCCGCTGATGTGGTGGACGACATCAAGGTTTTGCTGCGCAAACGAGCGCTGATCGCTGAAGAGCAACGGCAGCTCCGAGAGGCGGAAGCGCGAATGACAGGGGGATAGGGAGGGAGCTCGTGATGTAGAAGAGGTGGGGCGATGGCAGTTAGCCAAGCAGCGCTGGAAATCATCCTCCAAGCGCGGGATGAGGCGTCAAAGGCTATAGAAAACGCGAGCGGAGTATTATCTAGTCTGGGTGGGATCGCCAGTAGTATTGCTACTGGCGGTCTTGCTGTGGCTGGTACTGCCGTTGTTGGATTGGCTACGGGCTGCGTCACTGTGGGCAAGGCAGCATTCGACATGTCCCAGGACGTAGATGAGGCGATGAATCTCTTCGCGGCCCGCACTGGCGTCGCTGCCGATGAGCTGGCTGGATTCCGTGACGTGGCCCTGGATGTGTGGACTGCGGGTTGGGGGGAGAGCGTCGCCGAAGTTGGCGATACAATGGCGGTTGTCAACCAGGTTCTTGACGAAACGGGCGAGGAACTGGAGAACAGCACGCGCCATGCTCTCATCATGAGTGAGACCTTCGGCATTGATGTGGCCGAGAGCGTGGCCGTTGCTGATCGCCTGATGACCAACTTTGGTTTATCGTCAGACGAAGCTTTCGATTTAGTTACTACTGGGATACAGAATGGCCTCAATGCGGCTGGTGATTTGCTGGACACGATACGCGAATACAGCAGCGACTTCGAGCGAATGGGCTTCTCTGCTGAGGAGATGCTCGGAGTTCTGAATGCCGGTTTGGAGGCTGGTGCCTACAACACTGATGTGGTTGCTGATGGTATCCGTGAGTTTAATATCCGGTTGAAAGAAGGAGGAGAAGCTGCACAGGAAGCCCTCAACATTCTGTTCGAGGGTACAATGGGTGACACTGAAGCTGTCGCCAGGTTGAACCAGGAGATAGACGACACTAACGCCATCATCGAAATGCAGGAAGACCTTTTGGCGCGTAATAACGAGCAGCTCAAAGACGCTGAGGAGTTGTATCAGGCTACCGCTGATCAAGTGCGCGGGATGGAAGATAGACTACGTGAGGTCCAACAGCAACTAAGAGATCTGTCCGCCCCCCGCCTGGCGGGAATGGACGAGATGGATGATCAGATTTTCAACGTCCGACAGAGCATCAAACAAGCGCGGCTAGAACTTCTCAGCTTGCCCGAAGGAACAGCAGAATATGATGCTGTTAAAGCGCGGATTGATGGCCTAAACAAAGAATTAGATCGCCTAACCTTAACGCGGGACATTACTTTTGATAGGCAACTGAGAGACATCCAGAAGGCCGCTACGGAAGGTACAGAGCAGATATACACCTACGACAGTGCGATGAGTGCTATCAGCGAGAGAAAGGCCGAAATCGCCAGTCTGACCAGTGCTTTGGAGAGCGCCAGACTAGAAGCAAGCTTGAATGCCGACGAGGTTGAACGGCTTAAAGCAGTTCACGATGATCTGGCGGAAAACCTCTCATTCAACAAGGAGCATCTGAAAGATTTGGAACAGGCGTTGGCTGACGCTGATACTCCAGCGCGTGAATTCCTACAACAACTGTCCGAGGGAGCTATAACAGGCAAAGACGCCTTACAAATGGTTACTGCCGGACTGGCCGAGATTGAAGATCCGTTGGAGCGTAACCGTCTGGGAGTAGCCCTTTTTGGCACAAAATGGGAGGACCTGGGCGAGGATGTCTTCCTGGCAGCTGGTCAAGCGATGGAGGGACTCGAAGGTATTGCAGGGGCTACCGATGCAGCAGGGGATATGGTAACAAAAGGACTAGGCCCTGCCCTGGAGCGCCTAAAACGTGCAGCCATGACGGCATTGATGCCCCTGGGCGATGCTCTGGGTGATGTGGTGGATCAGGCTATTCCTTACATCGAGGATCTGGCCGAATGGCTGGGACAGAATATACCCATTGCTATTGAGTGGCTACAGGGAAAGTGGACAGAATTGTGGCCCCAGGTACAAGAGGGGCTGAGTACAGCGTGGGCTATTGCCCAGCCCATCTTGTCCGCTTTGGCATCATGGTTCTCCACGGAAGGGCCGGAGGCCATCTCTATTTATCAATCCCTTTTTCAGGAGAAATTTGGCTGGATCGTTGAGTGGTTCCAAGAAAACTGGCCGTTGATCCGGGAGACGGCGGAGACTGTGATGAACGCTATCCGCCAGGTTGTGGGCACAGTATTGGGCCTCATCTCTGCGTTCTGGCAAGAGCACGGCGACCGGATCATGTCCATCGCTCGGTCAGTGTGGAACATCGTCTGGACTATTTTCGATACATACCTCAAGAACATCTTTGATGCGATCAAAGTGGTGATGCAGCTCATCACTGGCGACTGGGAAGGTGCTGGCCAGACGCTGCAAGGCATGACCAACCGCTTCTGGAATATGATCCGTACCATCACTGATGAGGCGATGAACATTCTAGGCAATATCATAGGGCTAGGATTGGATATGCTGCGCAGTGCCTGGGATGCGGCTTGGGAGGCGGTACGGAACAAGGCCCGCGAGGTATGGGATGGGATTGTATCAGCAGTACGCGAAAAGGTGCATGAAGTCCGCTCCAGCGTGGAGAGTACGCTCAATGGCATCCGCGATTGGATCCGGGGGTTCAATCTGCGGGACGTAGGACGCCAGTTGCTGGAAAGTCTCCGGCAGGGCGTTCTGGATGCAGTGGGGGGGCTGGTAGATGCGGTGCGGAATGCAGTCGGAGATGCGCTGCGGGCGGCGCGGGATGCGTTGGGTATCGGCTCGCCCTCCAAAGCATTCGTGGAGATGGGACAGTTTATGATGCAGGGCCTGCAAGT